AGCTTCAGCTGCCTCTCTGGCTTCTCTGGCTATTCTAGCAGCTTCAGCAGCTTCTCTGGCTTTTTTAGCGGTTTCTTCTTGAGCTCTTCTAGCAGTTTCTTCTTGAGCTTTTCTAACAGCCTCCTCTCTGGCTTTTCTCTCAACTTCTTCTTTAGCCTTATTTTCAGCTTCTCTTTCTGCTTTTCTGAAAGCCTCTTTTCTAGCAGTTTCTTTTGCAGTCTCAGCTGCCTGTCTTCTTGCTGTTTCTTCTGCTGCCCTTCTCGCGGCTTGTTGTCTAGCAATTTCACCAGCACTTGGTCCACTTGGTGCACCAGGGCTTGGAACTGGTGCCGGAGTTCCTGGTTTTGGACCACTTGGTGCACCAGGGCTTGGAACTGGTGCCGTAGCGCCTGGTTTTGGACCACTTGGTACACTAGGTTTGGCTGGAACAGGAACTGGTTTGCGACCAGGTAAAGTTGGTAATCTAAACGGCTTTTTTGCTTTAGCTTTCCTTGGTGCAGGCTTTCTACGAACAGTCAGTGCCTTAACTATTTCAGCATGTCGTCTAGCTTGTTCAATGTCTTGCTCTTCAGCGTAATTTTTTCTTTTCTCATAATCAAGTCTGTTCAAATTTTCTTTTTGAACCATCAATTTGTATATACCGCCAAGAACTTCAGAATCGGATGCGTTTTTACCAAGTAGTTCCGAATCTTTATTACTGCCGCGCAAAAGACTCAATAGACCACCCATCAAACTTTTGGTGGTCTTTTTTGTTGAATCGTTTATATCTGCCATTATTGTCTACTTCGTTCTTTTAGTTTTAGGTTTTCTTCTTCAAGATACTGTATTAATAATGTGATGTAGATATCCCTTTCCCAAGGTATCATACTCTCAAGCTCAGACAAACTATATTTGTGGTGTTGCATCAATGAGAAGTTTGTCTTGTAATAGTTCTTTAAATCATCATAACAAATTATAAGCCGAAAAAACTTTCGAGGCCCTCCACCTCTAAGCTGTGGTCAAAACCACACTTTGAGCATGTTATTGCAATTTTCTTCTTCAATTTTGGAATATTGTTGAAGAAGTGTTCGACCCTATCAAATTGTTCTTGACTCATACTTTCAACGAATTCAAGCAACTCTTCTTTTGTTGTTTCTTTTGCATAATGAAACTGTTCACCATCATAGATGTGTTCAATCGAACTTGCGATCATATTAAATGTAACATCGGTGATATTGTCCATATCAATAGAATCTTTGATCAACCCAAATTGTGGATATTTCATCTTCACAACGATCTTATCATTGATTGCAATTTCTGGATCAACCACTTCCTCGGATTCTGGATATATCTCAGTCAAATTGATTTTCGACTCCATGATATTACCACATTCTTTCGTGTCAGTAACTTTATTGTTGCAACGATACTTTGATTCCGAAATTTCACCAACAGACTTTGCTCTGAGGTTGATGAAATAATATTCAACATCAATAATTGGAAGTTCATCCAAATCAACACCTTCAGTCATTGTACAAACATTCAGAATCTCTCTGATGTTGTGTTGAATAGTGTCCGCATCACCAGATTCCATTGCCATCAGAAGATTCTTTTGCTCTTTGACTAGGAATGGTCTGTATTTTATTTTCTTTTTTGAAAGTGGCAATTCAATTTCATATGTTGGCACTTCAAGTCTTGGTAAAGCCATAGTAACTCCTTATAAATTCAAACGATAGTTTCCCATCTAGTATATGCAAATGTTGCATTCAGTTTATGATATCCATCAGAACTCCAGTCCAAGTCCATCTGATTGATTGAAATTGGATACGATTCAATAAATCTCACTTCATGCGTAACTTTGTCTGTAACATCATATTGTTTAACGGTGATATCGGTACAATATGTGTTTCTATAATTAAAGTTGTTGGTGGAAGAAGGATTGATAAGTTGCATCCATGCATCAAACAACTTCTTTTGTTTCATGTCGCTATCGACAATTAACGTTACATCAAGATCGTTGTATGTTGTAAGATATGGAAACTTTTCAATTGGTCCATAGGTTCTCTGTTCGGTTGTTGCTAAAGTTCTTCCTGGTATCTGTGCATTCTCACATCTGAATGTCAATATTGCTTCAGAACTACCATAAATATCTACTTCTAGAGATGGAGGAAAATTGGGCAGAGGAAAAAATACCTGAAATCTATTAGGTCTAGCAAAATCGCTCCTAAAAGATGCGACTATTCTGTCAATTGATAATGACATTTATGAATTCCTTATTTCTTCGATAGAATCTTGCCAAACTGATTTGGCGGCTTGTTTTTTAAACTGGTGTACTGGTAAATATGTGGCAACGTCCCACTCATCAGGTTGAACCGCCAGGATTCTGGATCTGACATGTGAGTACAAGTACTGTTTCACGCACGGCCTGAACTCCCTCAGTCGCCTGGTTGCGTCCAGTATGTCATAGGTTATGCGGATGCGTTTAATCTCATCATTCTCATCATAGATGGCTCTACCCATCAACTTACGCATGAACAGGATTCGGTAATTAACCGGTAAATAATGCAGATTTAAACCTAAAAACCCGTCAGATTGCCTTTGGAGTGGCATCACCAGTGGAAATCTATCATAATATGGCAATTCAACTTTGGTTTTGGGATCATATATGAAGAAATACAAGCCACCAAGTAAAAACTTCTGTCTATTTGATGGTGGTGTGTATCTAAACTTTTCCCTCGTCATTGGTGGGATGTATGCAGTTGGATTTCTGAGCTGCAACATCTTTTGTCTTAACCATGCAAAAGACTGGCGACTCATGTTCTGAACGCCAGCCGCAGATTTTTCTTCTGCTATTGTAGTGAGTATTGAAGGTTTTGTAGCCATGTAATATTTAGTTAGAGTCCAAGGTGTTCTTCGGTGATGATTTTGAACTCCCAACCACGGTCCAAACAGTATTCGGTCGCGGCTTTCCATTTTGCCTGATTGACACCCCAAGTTGCAACTTCATTGATATACTGTTTCGTTACTCTTTTCTTGACTTCTGGCGCGTGTGTTTGTTTCTTTGGTTTGACTTCCAACATCATCGTTTTTTGTTTTCCGTCTTTTGTTCGCACCTTGACTAGAAAATCTGGAAAATATCTGTGCCACTTTCCATCAACCGGCGATATATAAGGAACAATCATTTCCTCAGAAGCCCATGATATTATATCTGGATTTTTGTCGAGCCAGTTCATCACCCTACATTCCCAAGATGAACGATAAACAATATTTGTGTGATCACCCACATATTTCCGTGGATTTCTGGGTCTAAACAGACCCTTGTAAGATGATTTGTATGTCATATAAATATTATGTATGCACTCTGCAAACAAGAAAATAAGGTATTAAATGGCAACAGCAAATACAGCCACTCAAACTGTTTACAACGAAATTACACAGCAAGTTTTTGACCCTTCGGCTGGTCCTGCTGCCGACCTGTATAAATCAAAGTATACAGTTTCTTCAAATTATTCATTATCTTATCCCAAAGATTTGGAAAGTTCAAGAAAAGGGCATGCTGTTTATTTTGATATATATGAAATTAATCCTGTTTCTTTGGCAGAAACACTAAAGCCTTTTGGTATAAATTTGAATGCACCAGCAACCACAACTGTTAATGATGAAAGTGGTGGGCATAGTGTTACCAATCCCAATGAAGTTACTTCTCAAGGTTTGATAGCTGGTACTAAAAGTTTTTTTCAAAGTGTGATTAGCCCAACCGCGGTTAACATTTCTCCCAGAACTAAAGATAATGCAGTTGCAACCATTGCATTGTATATGCCGGAAACAATGAATTTTACTTATGATGCGACATATAATAGTTTAAGTTTGTCTTCGGCTATAAATTCTACACCCATAACCAGTCTTGGTGGATTGACAAATGCTATAACATCGATAGCGGAAAATTCAGCCGTTAAACTAGCAATGAGTGCTGCAGGATATGTTTTCAATCCACAACAACAAGTGTTGTTTGAGGGCATAGATTTTAGACCATATGACATGACATTTACTTTTACACCAAGTTCACCTGAAGAAACCAGAAGTGTGAATGCTATCATAAAAACACTTCGTTATCATGCTGCACCACAAATAGGTGGCGTAGGAGGTTTCTTCTTCATACCACCATCAGTTTTTAATGTTTCTTTCCGTTATAATGGAAAAGTAAATCCAAATATAAATCTTTTAAAAAGAAGTGTTTTGAAAAACGTAAACGTAAATTATGCACCAAACGGATGGGCAGCTTTCGAGGGCAACGGCGCACCAGTTCAAACAGTTGTGTCACTTCAATTTCAAGAAATCGTTCTTGTCGATAAGACTCAGATCAACCAAGGATTTTAATGAGTTACTTTACAAAATATCCAAAAGTAGTCACAACTCAGAAAGATGGCACAAGAAGTGTCATGGTGAATTTGCTGGCTAGAAGTAGCATTATACAAACTCTATTGGATAATCCACTTCTATTCTATAGTTATGATGTACAAGATGGTGAAACACCAGAAATGATTGCACATAGATATTATAATGATTCCTATTTTTACTGGTTAATTCTTTATGCAAATCAAATAAGTGATCCACAATGGGGTTGGCCACTAGATCGTGCTTCTTTCGAAAGATACATTGTTGACAAATACACAACACAAAATCCATATTCAACAGTACACCATTACGAAAAAATTATTTCACAATATGAATCATCAACAAGAACCACGACAGAAAAAAAGGTAACGATTGATGAAGATACTTATAATGGTTTGATACCATCGAAAACCGTTTATCAATTTCCAACAAGTACAACCACGATAACAATTTCGAAAGCAGCGATAACAATGTATCAATATGAGTTGGATTTCAATGAATCGAAAAGAAACATAAAAGTCATAAAGAAAGAATTTGCACAAACTATTAATTCGCAATTTGAAACACTAATGTCTGAATAAAATGATTGATACTCCAAAAAACGTAGCTTACTATCCTCAAAGTGCGAGTGTAGATGAATTAAGGATCTTTGCATCAACTGGTGAGTTTGATGTAACTAAGCTTTTTACAGAACTGTGTTTTTTCGAGGACATGTACAGCTTTGTTGTTTCTGGTTATGTTATCATACGTGATGGTGTTGGTTTGGTGGAAAAGTTTCAGTTGTCTGGTAAAGAAGAGATTCAAATCAGTTTTGGTCAAGTAAAAGGTGGGTCAGAAAATATTGGTAAGTTGCCTGGAAATTTAAAAAAATATAGAATTTATTCTATACCAGATAGAAAACCGGTTGGAAATCAATCAAGTGAATATCTAAAAATATATTTTTGTTCAAAAGAATTATTCGATTCTGAACAAACAAAAGT